GGGTGGTTCAAGCAGGGGTTCTTGCAGTTCTTATCCCGGTAGCCGCAATCGGCGCAGCAGATGTTACCGTGCCGCCGGTCGCAGTTGAAGATATTGCATCGGCGTGGATATGTTTTCTGCATGGCGTCTCCTTTCATGGGTTCGCCTCGTAAAACGCCTGAGCGAATCCAGGCGGGGTGATGGCTCTGAAATCGGCATCGCTTTTCGGTTTGGCCCACGCAAGCTGAGGGATAAGGGACTGAGCCGATTTGTGTAGGTATGCAAAATTTGGTTTCCCTCTTCCCGGCCTTGTGTATAGGGGCAGCTTGTCAGGTACGTCCTCCCACCGCTCATATAGCTTTTTCGGCGGGGTGAATGTACCCCAAAGCTCGGTTCTCTTGGTCCAGGGGTCTCCGTACTCCCATGGCTGGAAAATCATTGTAGACGGCCCCATGTATTCCCGCAGATGTCCAACGGGGTTTTCCATGGCCCACCATTCAGGACGGCACTTTTCAATAATTCTCAGACAGGCCATCACGACTTTCAGGCCCTCTTCCGGGTTCCGCGCCCGCGCCTCTGCCTTGCAGTTCAAGACCGAAAACTCCGTGCATGGAGGGGCCGCAAGAACGCCGTGGACTTTTTGGGGCGGTTCGTAAGTCAGTACATCATAGTCCGGTAGGGTTATGTTTCTAACGTCGTACCCCCCCCCGCTACATACGGCCTCGACCAGCTACCGGAACCTCCGCATAGGTCGAGGATGATTTTCTTCTCGCTCACCGTCTACCTCCCAAAGTAGATGCCGCAGTCCTCGCAGCAGATGACGTCGGCTCCCTGTTCAAATTCGGCCTGGTAGATGTACCCCTGCCCGTAAAGGTCCGAGTGTTCGCCGCTCAGGACGTCCCGTGCGGTCTCCCAGGCCCGCGCAACGGCGTGGGCCTCTCCAGGGTTTTCAGCCCGGTCCGGCCACACTACGCCGGTCCAGTAGAAGCGCCCGTACTGCCGGTAGGCCGTGAGCACTTCCTCCACGGTGTCCGGGAAGCGGTCATCCTCCATCCGGTTCAGGATGACATCGCCCACACGATGGCGGCACAGGTCGCAGCAGGCGTCACCGCCCGCCTCCTGGTAGATCGCGCAGGCCAGCATCTCAACCTCTTCCTCGGTCCAGCCGAAATAGGGCGAGACAGTGGGGACCGGCGATGCGGTGAGGGTAGGCGTCGGGTCCAATACCTGGACCGGATGCGCCGCCGTGTCCTCTTGCTCATCAAAGGCCGCGCCTCTGGCCTGCCCCGGCGTAAACAGGGCACTCACGAACACCAGGGCGCACAGGGCGCCGCAGGCAAGGGTTATCGTCCGTTCTTTCACTTGTTCCATCCTCTCCGTTCATAGAATTTTTCTTCGTTCTCGTAGGCTTCCTCTACGGTTTTAATGCCACAGTCCCTAAGATTTCGCATGACGCTCTCAATGTACCCCCAAAAGAGCTTCCCGCGCTTCCGGCCCTGTTCAAAGGCGTAGCCCAGCAGCTCCTTGTTTTCCTCCGGGAACGATATAGACCACTCATCTGTTTCCTCATCATGGTACTGGACCATGATCTGGAAGAACGTCCGCTTCTCATCGTATGGTCCAGGGGTCTTGCCTGGAAAGAACTCTGCCCACAGGTGGGCGGTTGTCTCCGCAAGCTCCACCCTCAGGGCCTCCGTGTAGCCGAAATAGCTTGTCGGGTCCTCTTTGAACTCTGCCAGGAAGTCTCCCTCCAGGTCATCCGGGGGCGGCTGCCAGCCCTCCATCTCTTCCACTGAGCGGAGATGGTAGGTGCTGGGCCGCCCCTTGATGCCAGGGGTGAAGTCCAGATAACCGCCGTCTATAAGCTCCTGTCGGGCGGATATGGCAGTCCGTTTTGCCGTGGTGTTTATCATCGTGCATAGCCTACTGTTGTCCAATGCGAAGTGCTCCGGCCAACGCAGGCTATTGGCTAAATCCATCAGCTTGTACCATAGGAGCTGCGCGGCCATGGATAGAGGGGTCCGCCTCATGCGGTTGGCGAAAGCTCGGTGCTCCATGATGTACCTCAGGCGGACCCCTCCTTTCCGTGGATTTGAGGCCGCCCGGCCTCATGGGTTTCACTCCATCGTTACAGAGCTACCGTCTTCGCCGCCGGTCACGATGATATTTTGACTGAACCGCGCTTTCATGGTCGGGTCATGGGAGATAGCCAAAATCCGCATATTGGGGTTTCTGGCCGCCATGTTCACCAGCGCGTCCGCGTAAGCCTCCGTCCCGTCCGCGTCCAGGAAGGGCGGCTCGTCGATGAAGAGCATACCGAGCTGGACGCCCGCCCGCCGTGCCTTGACGTCGGCCAGGCCCAGGGTGACGGCCAGGGCAATCTTGACCTTTTCGCCGCCGCTGTGGGACTGATAGGGCCGGTTCCCGCCGGTGATGGTGTTAATCCAGACCTCCAGGCTGTTGACTACCGTTTTCGTGCTCTTCTGCTCGCGCTCGGTGCGGATGTCAACGGCCATGCGCCCGCCGGTCATGGCGGCCAGGATGTCGTTGCTCTGCCTCATAATCTCCGGGACTACGCCCCGGATAATCATGTACTGAATACCGTCCAGGCCAAAGGCTTGAGTGAGCACCGTGTAGTCATTCAGGGTGGCCGCCGCGTCCTCGATGTCCCGCCGGAGCTTTGCCGTCTGAGCTTCGGCCTCGGAGATCGCCTCCAGCTTGGCCTTGATGACCCCGCGCTGGGTGGCAAATTCGGTGAGGCTCTTCCGGCGGCTCTCCAGGACGGCCCGCAGGCCCTTAACGTCCCCAGGCGCTTTCGGTGCTCGCTGCCGGATGTCCTCGGCCTCCTGGTGCGCGGTGATGACTTTCCGGGTCAGCTCTGCAATCTCCAGGCGCAGGCGCTCAAGCTGCGGCTCCAGGGCGTCGGCGGTCGCGCCGGCCGCTTGGCAGTCGGCCAGATGTCCGGCGATGGGTTCATCGTCTTCGATGCTCTTCTGCGCGGCCTGGTACTCGATGACCGCCAGCCCCAGGGCCGCCCGCTCCGCGTCAATCTCCACAGTCCGCTCCTTGGCGTCCTGGGCGGTCTGCTCGGCGGTCTGGATGGAGGCGGTGATTTCCTCCAGCTTCGCTTCCGCCGCCGCGATCTGCGGCGCGATGGCGGTCATGGTCCGGTAGGTATGCTCCTTGGCCTCCAGCTCTGCTAGGTCCCCCGACGGATTGCCCAGGGCCTCATGCGCTGCCAGGGCCTCTTCATAGGCTTTCGTCAGCTCTTCATACCGGGCGCGGTCCTCCGCTTTCATGGTCTCCAGGGAGTAGGACAGCTCCGGGATGGCGGCCTGAGCCGCCACAGCGGACACCAGGAACTTGCAAGTAGCGGTCTCCGGCACGGGGCAACCGCTGTCGGCCAGCTTCCCGGCCTCCGCCTGGGCCGCCGCAAGGCGGGATTGCAGCTCCCCGATGCGGACCCGGCTGTCTGCCAGGTGCTTGTCCTTGGCCTCCCGTGCGGCCAGCAGCGCCTTGGTGGTCTCAAAGGACTTGGCAAGCCGCTCCTGAGCCTCCGCTTTCGCCGGGGCCAGGGCGTCAAGCGCGGCCTGGGCCGCCTCCACGTCTGGCTTTCTGCCGATGATGTCCTGATACTGCCGGAGCTTTCTCCGGGCCGCCTCCGCGTCCAGCTCCGCCTTGCCGATTGCTTCCCGGAGGCGGGCCAGCTCTTTCAGCAGCTCCTTGTCCCGGTCCACCTTGGGGGAGAGGTCCTGGAGTTTGGCCCGTGCCGCCTTGACCCTCTCAGCGGCGTCCTGGGCGTCTCTGAGGCCGTTTGCAAGGTGGCGGGCGTCCTGGTATTGGCCCTCCAGCTTCTCCAGCTCCAGGGCCTTTCTGTCGCGCTCCCGGTCATATTCCTTGGCCTGGGCGTCCTTGTCCTCGGCCTGCCGTATCACTTCGGCAAGCAGGGCCTCGGCACTCTCCAGCGCCCGGATGTCCGCCTCGCCGGATGCTACGTCATGGACAGCTTCGTCCATCTCTTCGGACAGCACCATGTCCTCATCCAGCAACTCATCCTTTTCGCTGATCTGCTCGCCCAGGACGTTGATGCGCTCCTTGAGGGCGGCGATGGCGCGGCGCTGCTCCGTAGCGGACGCCTTGGCGATGTCCCCCATCCTGCCGTAGATGTCCAGGCCCAGGAGCGCGGACAGGACCTCCATGCGCCGGTCGCTGTCGGCGTCCAGGAAGAGGCCGTAGGCGTCCTGCCGGATGAGGGCGATACTGCAAAAGGTGTTGCAGTCCATACCGAGCAGCCGCTCAATGCGGGCCTGGGTCAGTTTCATGGTGGTGTCGCTCTCATCTGCCCAGGCGTCCCCCTCCGGGTTCCACCGCTGGAGGGCCAGGGTACCGCGCCCGCTCTTGGTCCTGGTGCGGATGACCCGGTAGTCCTGCCCGCCCAGGGCAAAGGTAAAGGTGATGCTGCCGCTCTTCGTCCCGTCGCGGACCCAGCCGCCGATGTCCTCTTTCCGGGTCTGCTCATAGAGGCAGTCCGCGATGGCGTCCATGAAGAGGGAGGACTTGCCGACACCGTTCTGGCCGTTCACCATTGCCATGTGTACCGGGGAGAAGTCAAAGGCCGCCTCCGTGTAGCTCCGGTAGTTCTTGACCTCAATCGTCCGGGGCATAAATGCTCCAGCGTGTTTGCTGTCCTCGCGTCCATCGTCGGCCTGCTTGATGATCGGCGCGGCCAGCTCCATGAGGCGGGCCGCTTTCTCGCCTGTGATGTCGTTGGTCTCCAGCCAGCGTGACAGGCACTCGGCGGGGCCGTCGTGCTCCGTGAGCTGGTCCTTGGCGTCCAGGGCCTCCACGTCATCCGGGATAATCTCGGCCACATAAAACGCGCCAGCGTCCATCAGGCGCTTTTGCAGCTCGGCCCGGTTAAAGGCTTTTTCCTGCTCCAGTGTGCAGGAATACCGGACCCGGACCACGCGCCCCTCCACGTCCCCAGGATTGAGGGTGCCGCTGGAGATGAAGTCTGCCACGTCCTGCTGCTTCATCGTCACCGTCCGGTGTACTCGCTCCGGGGTGCGCTGGAACTCCGAGACAACGCTCCGGTCCCCGTCTGAAAGCTGGTGCAGCCAGAAGCCGTGAGCGGTCCCCTCATCGTTGAAAGTGAGCTGGTTCACGCTCCCGCAGTAGTAGGCCGGTGTGGTG